CTATCTGAGCACTGTTGGTTTCGATGGTTACGGCGGCATAGGAAACTATGCTGCATTGGAAGCTGCCTGGGAGCTTACTCCCTGGAGCTGGCTAACTGATTGGTTCTCAAATGTAGGCACTTGCCTAAAAGCGAGCAACAATGAATTAGGTCTGACATTTGGCCGCCTGTCCTTGATGCGTCACTCGACATCGAAGTCGCAGTACGTCTTGGACAACCCCATACCTTCTCAGTATACCCTTAACGGGTGGTACGTAGAAGAAATGGTGCGCAAGGAAAGATTTCCTGTCTTTCCCGTTATACCGTTCCCTCTTCCTACTCTGCCTCTCCTTACGGGGAAGCAGATGTCGATTCTTGGAGCGCTTGCTGTCCTGAAGGGCATCAAGCCCTAAGAGCAGTTTCGTTCCAGGAGAATTTCTCACATGTTAGGTAACACGATCGTTTTGCCCAGGCTGGTGGTGACATCACCTGCACATTGGTCAACAATGATGCGTACTCAACTGAGTACCGCTTCACCAACACGACAGACAGGTATGTTGTGAAGATTCGCCATTCGACTGTGAAGCCGAATGGTATCTACCCACAATACGACCGACACAACTTCGAGGTGGTTCGTACCACTTTCGAGGCGTCGGGAGTGCCGGAGTTCTACCGCAAGTTTTATTTCGTCATCGAAAATAAACCCGGGCAAACTTCGGTCGCACTTGAGGATGCGGTCGCCGACAAGATGATCTTGTCTTCGAATGCAATCCTGTCTGCTCTGTTGAACTGGGAGTCGTAAGTCCTATAGGGAGTTCCCCTCACTCGTTGTGAGGGCCCTTAAGGCGGCTCCTAATTGTTGATGATCGTTAACCTGGCGCATGGGACATACCTAGGAGTTAATCCCTGTGAATGTCTAAGAGCCATGTTAGTGAGTTGAGAAAGGTGTACAAACACATCTTCGCAGATGCTATGTATGCCTTCCCGACACTGAGGATGGAATTTGAGAGAGATCTCACCCATCTTCAAGCTCTCGTAGATTCGAGAGGCGTCTCCGTTTACTTGGAGATCCTCCCGAAAATCGGAAAGCACTTTGATAGGTGCCTTTCGAATGGTCAGTACTGCCAGTCCGGACTCCCTCTGACGAAGAGGGTTTCGGGCCGCGTATTAGTCCCTGCATTCTTGCAGGGGTTATACCTACTGATTTTCGACGAGAGTGGTCGTTTGAAGGACGACGCAAACCTGGAAGCTATATTCTTCTTGCGGCAGATTGTCTTTGCCGCGAAGAAGGCTAGTTTCCCTTGCACTGCAGAAAAGGCGTCAACGGAAGTTGACGAATTCTATGCAGTCGATCAGACCCTGCCCGAACCAGATCGGTTTTGGGAGGGAGAGACCGAGGCTTATGCCTCTGAAAAGGAGACCTTTCATGGTTTCGAAAAGTCGCCCCTATACAGGGCACGAGCTGACGCTCACTTTCCGCATTCGCGGAAAGACATCACGATCGTCCTTGGGGTCCTTGACAAAGTGTCAGGGATCCTTACCGCCACTCTCGGATCTTACGATCCTTCCGAGTGGAGGTTCAAGCACGGACCAGGAGCTGTTGCAGAGTTCACTGGACTCGCTAACAAGTACTGTTGGCGAGCCTGGTCAGCTACTCTGGAAACCGAGTTCCCGTTCGCCGATTATGCTTTCCATAGCTATTCGGCTTGGGCGAAACGAAGCGTTGATCATCCGGAGCCTTGTTCAGAAGAACAAAGTTCTAGACTTCTCGCTGTCC